AGTGGGTTTCCACCTCGTGGAAGCTCGACCCTTTCTCCAACTTTCGTATGCCCACTGATAGGCGTGATCTCTGGCACAAAGCTCAGAGGTTATGCCTTGGGGTTAACGGATTTGGAGCCTTCCAAGCTGCCTGGGAATTGCTTCCCTGGTCCTGGTTGGGAGATTGGTTTATGCCTATAGGAGATTATATCTCCAGCATGAACAACTCCGTCCCAGCCTTGCAATCGTCGTGTTGTTATATGCGGACTAGCACAAGCTATTCCTCATACGACAATTACGTCAGTCCTGTATGGGTGACGCGGACTGGAAAAGATTTCCAGTACCAAATCATTAAGGAGAGGATTCCTTTCTCTCCAAACATACAGTACGCACTACCGCCGTCGATCCCTCTTCTCCAAGAGGGGCAACTGTCGATCCTTCGGTCTTTGGCATTCATTAAAGGAGTGCCAGCTGTTCCAAGGCGCTACCGTCGAAAGATGGATGCAGCCTTGGATTACTTTACCCGGGTTTTCTGAAGTCCCGGATAACCATAACCCTCGGGGGCTTCCTGCCCCCATGCCAAGAAAGAGAAAATCTCCCATGGCGTTCAGCTCTACTCTGACTCTTCCGCACGCTGATGGAAACATCGTGTGCACGAAGATCAACCAAGATGGGTACTGCTCTGAGTACCTCGCTCGCACCTCGGTACATGAGTACCGGGTCAAGATCCGTCATACCACCCGCAAGGTGGACAATGTGACGGTCGATCGGCATAACGTGGAGATCGTGCAAACGGTCTTCGCCGCTGGGGAAGTCGCGGAGTACACCCGAAAGGTGTACATCGTGCTCGAACAGCAGCCGAAAGACACGGATGTGAAGAACACGGACGCGATCGCGGATTGGCTCATCGCCACCGCAAACGTGAACGTTACTTCGCTCCTGAACTGGGAAAGCTAACCCTATGGGTCGGCTTATCAGTTTGATCGCGAGTTTGGTTGGAAAACGCACTAGGCCTCGGGTCGATCCGACCTGGGGCGACAAGTGGCTCAAGTGGCCTTTTCGCAAGAAGAGACCGCGCCCACGCTAAGAAGCAAGGGCAACTTGGGCATTGGCAGACATAGCCTAAAGTCCGAAAGGACCATGGCCGTGTTTATAAGAAGCGTACCAAGTAGGGAGTCACAGGTCCCGACGCACAGGATAATTTCCTATAGCGTCTAAACCTGTTCATCCTGAAAGGTACGCGAGCCAATCGGAGCGGAGCATAGCCAGCATAGGACATCAGGAGAAATCCCATGTCTAAGAGCTATGTTGAGGAGTTAGTCGAGGTGTACGAAGCTCTCTTCAGAGATGCTAAGTACGCCTTCCCTGCACTGTGCAAGGAACTCGATAAGAGTTTCGCGCATATTGCCCGAGTCGCCACTACGGCGGGAATTCCATGCTTTCTGCAATGGCTCCCGGCCCTAGGTAAGCACTTTGACAAGTGCCTAGCCGAAGGCGAGTACAAACAGTCCGGCCTACCCTTTTCAAAAAGGCGGCCGAATTGCGTAGGGATCCCTGTTTTCTTAGGGGAACTCTACTTACTCGTGTTTGACGACAAAGGTTGCTTACGCAACGACTACGATCACACGGCTATTGTTTTCTTGAGGCAGTTCTTATACTGCGCAAAGAAGGCTACCGTGGATTGTGGCTCCGAGAGGGAGCAGCGAGAGATTCGCGCCTTCTTGGAGCTCGACGCCAGCTTGCCTGAACCCGATGAGATTTGGGAACAGGAGCATGCGGAACTTGTCGAACTCGGTCAGACTTACCAGGGCTTCGCCCAAAGTAATCTGATACGACCTAGATGGTACGCTGAAACGGATGGTCACCCCGTCCCGCGTCGAGTGTTTCTCAGGAATTTGGACATCGTGTCCGGTTTACTGAGCTCTGCTTTAGGGCCTTATCGGCCTGAAGAGTGGAGGCATAGGCATGGTCCGGGCTTGACTTCAGATGTGAAACCAGGAGAGAGCAAGTATGCTTTCAAGAACTGGTCTGATCGTCTGGAGTCTGCGTTTCCCTACTGTGAACACGCATTCCATGCGTTAACAGAATGGGTTGACCATTGCTCTCAGGGACTGCAAGCTAGCTCGGAAGAGCGTGCAAGCAGGCTGATGGCAGTGCCCAAAAGTTTCGACAAACCACGGCTCATCGCCGCGGAACCGTCGGAAAACATGTGGTGTCAGCAGAATATCTGGCATTTCATGCGAGAACGTACAAGCAGGACTTGGATTGGGAAGTTCGTCAAATTTGACGATCAGACCCAGAACCAGGAATTTTGCTTGCGCGCCTCGAGGGATGGTGCTCTCTCAACTGTGGACCTTTCGTCTGCAAGCGACAGAGTCACTTGTCATGCTGTTGGGCAGCTTTTCAGGGGAAACCTTGGATTGCTTCAGGCCCTTCAAGCGACGCGTACTGCATGTATTGACGTGGATACTGGGTCAGGAGACCCGGTCCGTGTCAAGTTGAGGAAGTACTCAACCATGGGTAACGCCACGACTTTTCCTGTCGAGACACTTCTGTTTCTTTCCATCGCGATCGCGAGCGTGCTAACTGCACGTAAGCGTCCCGTGACCATGAAGGAGATTGAAAGACTCGTCGGAGAGGTAACCGTCTTTGGGGACGATATCATTGTTCCCACTGATTGCAGGGACATCCTGGAACGGGCACTAAGAAGTTTGTACTTCAAAGTGAACGAAACAAAGACGTTCTGGACAGGGTTGTTCAGAGAGTCTTGTGGAGTCGATGCCTACAGAGGGGAAGTAGTTACCCCTGTTTACTGGCATGGCCCTTACCGGGACACACCGGAGTCACTCGCGAGCACTGTGGAAACGGCTAAGAACCTATACAAACGGTTCTATGTACGTACCTCAGAACACTTGCGGACGACAGTGCCAGCGCGCGAAGTGCCGCTGGTTAGAATGGACTCGGACGTTATTGGTTGG